CCTTACTCCATCCTGTCTCATTTGACACGATATCAAGCAGGTTATGGGTGCTCGACCTTATTCTTATAGGTACTCCGTAATCCTTTTCATTTTTCATTATTTTCTTCGGTAATCTGAGTTTTTCCATCTGTCCTCCTAAAATATTATTCCCTCAATGCAAGTGGCATCAGCATATATACCCACCTGCTGTCTGTTTCGCCTCTTACAAGCACCGCATTTCTTTCGTTTGACATTTCCATGACGGTCAGACTGTCCTTAGATTTGCTTAAATAGTCCGTCAGAAATCTTAAGTTCAGTGAGATTTTTAAGTCTTCTCCTGCCTGCACCGTATCAATTGTGTCTCTGTATTCAACGGCAAATCCGTCCTTTGCCTTTATTGTCAGCCTGCCTCCCCGGAAGTCAAGTATACCTCCGTTTTTCGCCTCCTTGTTGTATTTCGCAACTGTAAGCCCTTTTCTGAGCGATACATGAAATACTTTCGTGTTCAGCATCACCTTTTTGTCGTTTTTTAGACCTTTTACTATCGCCTTGTAGTCGGGGAAGGAATAATTGACATGATTAGCCCTAATTTCAACACTCCTGAGTTTGAAAACAATCTCTTTACTGTTAGACATTACCTGTACAGTATTTTCCAAACCTTGTATTTTTGACTTCACTGCTTTGATTAATCCTTTTACTGCTTTTAAAGGAATACTTGCACATATCTTATGTGCTTTCGGTTCCATTATTTCCGTTTCACACAATGCAAGTCTGTAAGTATCTGTTCCTACAGCTGTCAGTTTATTATCTTCCGTTTCTAATCTTACACAGTTTACCGCGAAGTTCTCGGGGTCGCATGATGCCGAGAACTCCACTTTTTCCAAAATATCTCTGAGTTCTGTGCTTTTTATTTTAAAATTTAACGCTTCCACGATATCCTCTTTAAATCCTGGATTGTACTCATGTAAAGGGATTTCTGAGGTGTAATTTTTTGCCGTAATTTTTATTTTGTAATCATAAGCTTTAATTAATAACTCCGTATCAGGAGCCTGTTTTAACACAGTCCTGAACATTTTACAAGGGATGGCCACCCGTCCTTCTTTCACCACATGCCCGTTAATTCTGACTTTCGCACCTGTCACGGAGTCAGAAGTGAAGATTTCAATTCTGTCATTTCCATCTGTCCTGATATAGACAAGCTTAAGATGTTCCATGCATGCCCTCTCGGTGCTTATGAAATTCTCAGCTATTTCGACTGCACCGAGGATTTCCTTTTTTAATATTTTTAATTCCATATTGCTTTTTCCTTTCGTTAGTGCTATACTTTCAGTGAATATGTTTTTGTAATCAGCCGATATTGCCAG